CAAGACAATACCCAGCAAAAAGGTAAGAACCAGCAACAAGACAATACCCAGCAAAAAGGTAAGAACCAGCAACAAGACAATACCCAGCAAAAAGGTAAGAACCAGCAACCACAAGGTAAGAACCAGCAACCACAGGGTAAGAACCAGCAACCACAGGGTAAGAACCAGCAACCACAAGGTAAGAACCAGCAACCACAAGGTAAGAACCAGCAACCACAAGGTAAGAACCAGCAACCACAAGGTAAGAACCAGCAACCACAGGGTAAGAACCAGCAACCACAAGGTAAGAACCAGCAACCACAGGGTAAGAACCAGCAACCACAAGGTAAAACACAAAATACACGTTCATTTATCGATATTGTAATATCAACCCCAAATAAATGTATTAATAAAACATTTTGTAAAATGACTAAGAGACAGTTGTGTATTGAAATTGCCCGGAATTATATAGTTCGGGCTAATATAATTCAGGCAATTGTCACTGCATTAAATGATGATAACGCATATTGTAATAGAGGTATACAAAATATTAAAAGTTGTCGGGTATGTTTACCACCTAACTATGAGTCAATGCTTAGTATATATAATACACCAGAGGGACAATGCAATGAATTGTTAAAATATATATATGAATCTCATGCCAAATTTCGATGTGATAAATTAAAAGGTGTTTATAAAGAATTCAAGCCGAATGATATGAAAAAATTAAAATCAAGTACTAATAAATATAATAAGTTATTTGGACAATATAGAACCAAATTAACAAAACAATTCAAGGCATCTATATATCAACTTAATAAAATTGTTAATATACTTTATACGGAAGAATTAATAACAAATGCTGATCTAAATAAAATCGGACAACAAACAAAACATATTATAGATACAATGTATTCCAATTGTAAGATTACATATTTATTCAGTGTTGTGGCAATGCTTCAATCTGATCTAATGTCCACCAAGAAACTAAAATCGTCAACCAAAGAATATAAGTATTTGAAGAAATATGTGAAAGAGTTGAAATAAAGAGTTGAAATAAAGAGTTAGAATAAAGAGTTAGAATGTTGATCGTCAACAGTAACTTACTCCCCTAAAAACTTAATAACCCCAGCGTGAGTTTTTTGTAAGGTGTCGCCACCCGGCGACCAACCACATGGAAGTGCGTCACCTTCCTCTAATAAATCAACTTTATTTATGCTTGCCACCATTCTTATAATTTCATCAATATTACGACCAACATCTGATATATTAGCACTTACATATTTTACAATATTGTCTTTATCTAATATATATGTAACTCTTGATGAAACACTTTCATTCTTATTAGTTCTATCCAGTGTTCCATATGATTCACAGATCTTCTTGTCATAATCCGACACCATATATAAATCCTTAATATTTTCTAACCCACCCGTAGATTTTGATTGATTTGCCCATGCTTCGTGTGAATATACTGAATCAGTGTTAATAGTAAATACTTTACAATTGTATTTTTCAAATTCTGCTTGTTTGGCAATTAATTCGTTAATTTCAGTTGGGCAAATAAATGTAAAATCAAGTGGATAAAAGAAAAGAACTTTGTAATAATCTTCGAATTCCTTTATATTAATAGTATTAATTTTTCCATTATGATAACATTTTGCTTCGAATTCGGGTGCTTTTTGATTAAGTGCTGATGACATATATAATATATTATCTAAAATAGTTTATATATTTTTACGCCCCCGGAGCACCTGGATTACTAAATTTTGAACCGATATTGTCAGATAAGTCAACAACACTTACGACAGTAGTAATAGTATCTGTAATAGTATTTATAGCACTATATACAAAATTAATAATATCATTTCCAAATTGAGTACCGTTACCAGTTGGAGAAACGTTTGATTGAAGTGGTAACCTCATGTTATTACTTCCCATGCCACCTTTCATATTCTTTTGTATTATCTTTTTTTTCATTACCCGTTTGCTATGATGAACTAATTTTTTCTTACTTCGTTTTAAAACCCGATTACCACCCTTTATGTATTTAACGGGACGAGGTATAGGACTTTTCCGGTTCGAATGTTTATTCATATATAATATTATATATATTTTTAATAAACTATTAAAAATAATTACAGATAAAGAGATTGTTAAAGAATTATTAACTAATCCCCAATTAGTTAATTCAGGTGTCCCTAGTGATTATAAAATTGAATTAAATTAAATTAAATATTATTATCATTCTAACCAACTATGCCTGAGATTACACTTATAACAATGACAGGAATTACAAAGATTTGTCCTATCGCAGACGATCTTGTTTTAACATACTATCCATTGGTAGAACTTGCCTATAAAGAATTATCTTATTCGCCCCTAGAATATAAACTGCGTTTATATAATAATGGGGAAGAGGATAGTTTAACACCAACATCTGTGATTGACATATCTAAAAATATATTTGTATTACCTATGTTATTCTCATTAGAAAAGACTATTGAATTTGGTTATTATATTATTGATAATAGAAATTATATCAAACAGAATGAAGCAATTGACATATATAAACATGCAGAAGAATTATTAAATGATGGTGTTAATATAAATACTCAAGAAGAATGGGCTATTAGAATGGTTTGTTCTATATTTCAATCCGGTAATATCAAGTTTGTTGAATTAATAATATCTCATGGTTTCATCGTGAATTGTAGGGCAACAAAATATTATATCAGGAATGGTATACATTTGTCTAATAATATACAGACATTACTATTATCAGCTGGATTTAATACCCGTCATATGTTTCGTATTCCAGATATATTGAAGTTTATTAAAAGATTGACGCGGTATTCTATATTTTTGGACGATGTTATATCGAATAGTGACTTACATCCGAATACGTTAATTGGTACTCGTAAATATCCATTGTTTTATGAACTAAAATACGAAGACCTTATTAAATATAAGGACATAATTGACCCCACAATATTAAATTCTAACGGACATTCGCTATTGTCTCGTCGTGATATATCATCCACTGATTTATTAATGGATCATATGAAACTATTTCCTCAGATTGATATTAACCTACAATATAATATTCAACGGGGTAAAACAAGTGTTGCTGGGGATACACTACTTCACATCTTATGTAGATCCCCGTATATTAATATGTCTAGAATTAAGGGGTTGTTACAGAACGGAGCAACATTGATCAAAAATAATAAAGGCGAAACACCGATTGATATATTGAAACAACGAAAGTTAAATAGAAAACGAGATGTTGTGTGGGGAATTATGTCTAAATATTTCGGACTACAGGATGGTTATTCATTTTAGATTAATTAAACTATAATTGGGAATTTTTATATAATATATAATATATATTATAATGCCTTTAATAGTATCCGGAATAGTTCTAGTAGGAGATAATTTGTCTATTACTTATACAAATACACTAGCAGCGGAAATGCCAATTCCGGCAGATCAAAACATGCAAGAGCTAGTAACCAATTATCTTAACGCTGGAACAAAACAAGGTATAATAGACAAATATGGGATTATAGACGACTGGAATACTAGTAAGGTTACAAATATGAATGCGATGTTCTATGAAGCTTCAGCATTTAATCAAGACATCTCAGGATGGGATGTTAGTAAGGTTACAAATATGAATGCGATGTTCTATAACGCTTCAGCATTTAATCCAGACATCTCAGGATGGGATGTTGGTAACGTTAAAAATATGAGATCAATGTTCAATAAAGCTTCAGCATTTAATCAAAACATCTCAGAATGGGATGTTCGTAACGTTATAGACGCATATTTTTTTGGCGCTGATTCACCTCTATGCACAGATGCTAGTGTTAACCCTCCTAATTTTAATTATAATACTAACATATGTCCCTGAAATACACCAGCACCGACAGCAGCACCGACAGCAGCGCCTACAACAGCACCGACAGTAGCACCAAACTGTGATATGCCTAATTGGAGCGATGATCAACCTGATCAATGTACTAGTATTAATGGTTGTAAATCACAAAACAGAGTAACAGTATTAACACTTAAAACATCCCCCACCAGACTTGTACCATCCTACGATAACGTATGTTATAATGGTAGTATAGTACCCGGTACTATTATAAAGAGTGATCAATACTGGGCGTATCCATTAGTTGTCAAGTCCGACACATATAATGAATATAAAATACCGTATCAATTTCTATATAATATTGCAAATTTGATTCTCTATAAAACAACCATAACCACGTATGAGTATGGTTTAGATACGAATTATTCCAATATTTTTATTCAAACGTCTGCAACATCGGGTCCAGTCAAAAGTGTAGTGGATACTCTTGATCCATATAAAATAACATATAATAATCGTACAATAAAGAGTGTAGGAATTATCACGGGGAAACATTATGTATATGCCCTATTAGAAAACGTCAGTTCAACCCCTAAATCTACTTTTATATATTTAGGTAACTACATCACTGCACAAACCAAAGATATCACAATCGATAATGTATTACCGGAGTAAATTGATTATAATTAAACCAACCCAGTTGAACCAAACCCACCTTCACCGCGTTCAATAATCGACAATTCCTCACTATCTACTTCATCCCCCGTTTCATTATAACATTTAACAAGAGTATTCGGTTCATATTTTTCAACAATAAACTGAGCAATTTTATCACCATGTTCAATGCAAAATTCCACATCACCATTATTAATTAATACAACTTTTATTTCACCTCTATAATCACTATCAACAACCCCTGCCCCAATATCAATTGATTTCTTAACAGCAAGTCCAGAACGAGGGGCAATACGAATATAAAACCCGTTGTCAAGCATCTTTAATTTAACACCTGTTGCCACACATCGTCTGGAATGAGGTTCAACCATAACTTTTTCATTAGAAAATAAGTCATATCCAGCAGAATATTTACTGCCCTTAATGGGCATCTTCCCATCAGTTAGTAGGATTAATTTGATACAATACATTTCTTATACTTTATAATATAATTATCTCTTTATTTATTTTTCAAATTTTATATAGTATAATGATACTATATTTATTTACTATATTTATTTACTATATTTACTTACTATATTTACTTAACTTCGTATATTTATTTAATTTTGTAGATTTCACAGATAATACATTCGAATGTTTATAATACATATATAATACATAGTTCTGTAATATAAATACTGAAATCGCCAGTAAGAATGTTAGTATAATGTTCTGTTCATATTTAAGCATTATAAATATTATAAATGCATATGTAAGCCAAAAGAATCCGCCCCTGAAACCGACCATACTTGTTTGTTGTGCTTTTTCATACCCGTAAATATAGTATGTACTTGCTATAACATATGTGAATACTAATGGTAACGAACCACTCATATGTCCCGCAAAAACGGGTGATAAATATTTAATAATAAGTGAATACAACCCAATAATTGTCCCACCTACACAAAAATTTTTAATAAAATCAATAACAACATTCGACATTTTCATATATCTTATAGCGATATTATTTATTTACAAACAAATAATTAAGCAACCAAATAATCAAGCAACCAAATATGTAAATAATTATATTATTATTTATCCACAAATAAATATATATTATATATTATATATGGCACACTCTTCAAATCACCCCACCCAACATCGTTCAAATAACACATTTAATATAACAATTCTCGTTATTACTCTTTTATTACTAGGGATCGGTATATACTTCATAGTATTATTAGAAACAAAAGATAAAAAACATCCATCTCCACACCCCGTATACCCAGGTAGATGTAATCATTCTGCTGGATTTGTTTGGTCTCAGCGATTACAAAGATGTATTAGAGGATATAGAAGTTAGTAAACTAATATAAAACATAAACATATATTACAAATATAATGGCATTAAATCAACACAAATTAGACAATAATTGGACTTTATGGTATCATGACCCAGACGATAAAAGATGGACAATTGATAGTTATAAAAGACTAGTAGAACTTACAACACTTGAAGAATTCCTAACATATTATGAAACAATTGGATCTATTACAAGTGGTATGTTCTTTGTAATGAAAGGTGATGTTCCGCCTATTTGGGAAGACCCCGCAAATATTAAAGGTGGGATTCTTACATATAAGTTATTAAAAAATATATCGGATAAAGTATGGGAAGAATTATCAACGATGTTAGTAGGAGGTACATTATCAAATGATTACACATATATTAATGGTATTTCAATTAGTCCGAAAATCAATAATTGTATTATTAAAATATGGATTAAAGATTCGTCAAAAATGAATTCAATTGTATTTAATAAAGAAAGTGACATATTCAAGAATTATCAACCGATTCATAAAGTATTTGGGTAGTTACATTGTCTTGATATAATTCTCTATCTCGCGTATATAAATAACATTAATATTTACACGATTACATTTATCCTCCACATATAGTATAGCATCTTGTAAATAAAACATCCTGAAATACACTAGATATAATACAACTAAAGTAGCAGACCGACTAGACCCCATATAACAGTGTATTAGAGTCTTTGAATTTTTATTTTCAGATATAAATCTTATAAAATCATTAAAATAATTCGACATTGAACTGGTCGAATTATCTATAACACCGCCTAATTTCATATATGTTAGTTTATTATCATATTCAAAGTAATTATCTATTTCACCAGTTGCATTAACAATACACGTTATATCATTCTCTATTATGTACGTATAATTACTCGCATTATATGCGTTACCTAGATATATATTATCTATTATAAAAACCATTGAACGTATAGGTGCTGATATATGTTCATATATTGACGTAATAATAGGTTTGTCGTGTAATCTTTTTACACTAAAATCCTTTGACGTGTTAAATGACGCAACTGTCTTATCACGTGATACTTTATATATACTATATAAAACACCTGACGTATTACTAAAAAAACTACTTTCCATATAATATAAAAATGATTTAAATTTTAGGTGATACATTATTACAAAGACATCCATAACTATGAAGAATTCGTTGTACTCACATTTAAAAATTGCAAACTCTCTTGACAATATTACCATAATGCCATCAGAAACAAACCAAGACATATTCCATGCACTGATTATCGGTAGCAATGGAACACCATACCAAGGCGGGTTCTTTATGTTCAAGTTCGAATTTAAAAAACCATACCCTGCTAATCCACCAGAAGTGACGTTTTTGAACGTTACTGTATTTAATAGGGGTCGTATACATCCCAACTGCTATCAAGCACAGTTAAACGGCAAGGTGTGTTTATCCTTAATTGGAACATGGGGTCAAAATACATGGGATCCACAAACATCAAGTATCGGAGAGATCTTACTTGCGTTACTCGCGATTGTATTTGTCGACGACCCGTTACAAAGTGGAGAACCACCATATAATTGGCCCCTCTATATTAGGAATCGCTATATATACAGTGTTCGAGTTCTTACTTACCTAGACTACATTATTGGAACTGTATTTAAAATGAAAGATGGTTCGTTTCAACACGAATATATCGAACCATTTAAAGATATTATCCTAGAATATGTTGAAGCAAATAGACCGATGTATATTAGGATGTATAATGAATTGGTCATATATACCAGAATTAATATGTTAAACGGAGTTGTTAATGAAGATGGTCGTATGAAACAAGCATTTTATCAGATCAACATTGTGTGTAATTTAGTACAAATAGAAGAAGCATTTAGAAAAACAATGCTTCCGGTTGAAACAGACGGATTTATCATACAACAAGATACAGATCTTGGAGGATTCAACATGCTTAAATGCCATGAAATTCTTAAAAACGGGTGTCAATGTAAACTTAACAATAAAGCTGGATTTTTCTGCAATAAACACAGTATTAACCACCTTGGTATTGTTTCAATGTTCGAAACACCAATTATGTTGAAAATCTGTGGAAAACAACCCATGGAAATCACAGAGGTTCCAACTGGAACACCACCCGTTGTTGGAACACCACCCGTTGTTGGAACACCACCCCCGCAATATAACGCAACGAAGTGTTGTGCTAAAACGGCAAAAGGAACACAGTGTAGTTTCTCTAAAAAATTCGACAACTTTTGTGGTAAACATAAGGAAAATCAAAAATTCGGTGTTATTACTGTACCGAACTAATAACTTTAATAATTATAAATAACAAGTTATGCTACTTATTACTGTTTCGAACAGTGTTGTGGAATTCGCTAACTTCTTTTTCTGTAATCTCTAAATAACTATAATATTTCTCAAAGAATGATGGCAATGTTTTACTGTATTTATCTCCTATGTTTTCATATAATGCTACTATCCAGTCATCTATTTCTTTATCGTGTACAGGGGCGATATATTGTTTTATCTTCATTATTAAATATTCTATGAGTTTCATAAAATCATCGGTTTCAAACACATTATTATTAATCATCTGTTTATATAATTCTACATCTAATGTAGTATCAATGTCATGACATATATCCGGTCTATTTGGGGTAAACATTTTTAGACGTATTTTAATTTCATCCAATATAATATATAATCGTGTGTAATCGTTTCTGTCAATTTCCTCTGTGAAAATATCCCAAAATGCTTTCTTTGCGATATTTAAGATATTTTCATCTTGTATTGTTTCAAGGTTTGCTTGTAATGTTGATTTTATTTCATCGGCGTTTTTAACACCATTTATAATTTTTAATTTATGTTCTATATCAGTAAGTTTCTCAGTTATTTCCCTGTCTAATTGATCCTGATTTTGTTTAACATCGTCTATCACATCATTTTTACGATTATCATTAAAGAATTTCTGCGTGTTTGATAATTCACTATGAGCGTGGATTAGACTTGTGTTTAATTGCCGTTTATCGAGATGCTCCCATTTCATATATTTCACAATGTATAAATTATATAATTTAACAAATGCACTTTTATAAGTAGTATATAATTCAACAGTATTTATATTATGTAGTGTATTTAACATATTACATGCACACTTAGATATTTCTACCTCGGTTTCAATTGGATTTTCATTAAAAATATATTTATGATATATCAAATAAGACAACAGAAATCGTTTAGTATTTGATATATTACTTTCATCACATATACTTCTTAATAAATCTGAAGTTGATTTAATAAATTCTCTATTAAACAGATGTATTCGTATATCATCATCGCTTATATTTATATTTAGAGGTATTATTTTAGCATGGTCTATTATTTGATCATGCATTATTTTATATATTATATATTTATTTTATTATATGTTTTTATATATAATAAAATTTATTAGACAGTAGCATTAGTTATTGACAGGGTTGTTCCTAAATACATTTTCACCATTTATTTTATTATATTTTAATAATGACTAGTCGCACTATTACAATAACAGTATCAAAAGTATTAATCGCAGTATTAATCGCAGTATTAATCGCAGTATTAGTAATTACTTTTTCATATTCTAGAAAAAAAATAATAACAAAGTATTATAAACACCCTTCCAAGAAACTAGGACAAGTTCAAGAAGATATATTTAAACAATATAATTTCACTGAATCAGTAGATTGGACATTATATATACCCCGTACATATAATACAATAGAAGAAGAACTTTTAACAATAAAAACACAAAGTAATAAACATAGTAATAAATTCGTATTCGGTATTAACGGATGTGATAATTTTGTTAGTAAAAATGGATTATGGATAATGTTAGTAAACAAATATGGAACTGACTTTGCTGCGAAATTAATGCCACGTTCATATATATTATATAAACAGAGTGATCTAGAATTATTTAAATATGAATATATAAGCGGGAAAGCATATATAATGAAAAAGAATATTCAAAGAAAGGAGGGACTTAAACTAACATCAAGTCTAGAAGAAATTATTGAAGGCGGGTCAAATGATTATAAAGTAGTTCAAGAATACATGGATAATATTTTTCTTGTTAATTCAAGGAAACTTAATATACGCGTTTATATATTAATTGTATATGATAAAACCCCACAAGCATATATGTATAAACATGGTAAATGTATATATACTAATAAAGAATATAATGGTGACATATATGACATTGAGAGTAATATAACAAGTTATAAAATGGACACTAATGTATATAAAAAATCACCATTTACAACAGATGAATTGGATATCTATATAAAATCAAATACTAAATCAACATCTATACAACCAATAATGAATAAGATAATGAACCATATGAAAATCGTATGTAATCCAATAATAAATAAATTAGTTAAATCGGAAAATTTAACCAATCATACAACTTTTCAATTATTCGGATGTGATATTATATTAGATAATAATTTAAATCCATTTTTATTAGAATTTAATAAAGGACCTGAAATGAAACCAAAATGTGCGAAGGATTATAAATTAAAATATAAAATATATACGGATATGTATAATAAAGTTGGATTAATTGCGAGTAAAAATAATCATTTTATACAGATTAGTTAAATAACAGTTGTTAAAATTACAATCAATCAAAAATAATATCTTATATATAGTATAAATGACTAACACCGCCGGATGCCCACGTAATTCTAATATTCGCCCTATGTATTGTCCAACCAATTATTTCAACCACAATCACCCAGACCAATACACATACCTCCAATACTGGAGACGCCGGATGTGTTACAACACTTATTTACAATATAATGGTGTAGCCCATATCAAAAATGCCCCCGCCGGTTCTAAAGTATATGACCGCATGGTTAACTATACCGCCCATTCATACCATTAATCCCATCCTCTTTTAATTTATTTTCAGTTTTATTCCAATCATCTATGGTATCTATATCATACCCGTCGTTATTATTCATTATTATAGGGAATATAATTTTACCGGATATAGTATTTTGTTTTAATATTGATGTTTTAAATATATCAATACACCCATTATGCAGATAAGCTTTGGGTAAATCTTGTCTACACATATTATGTGGTTCTTTCATGAACATATATTCATGCGATGGTACAACTGGTATAAGTTGTTTACCAAGACTAGATTTATTATAATTGTCTTCTATATGATACATTTTAAATGGTGTTTTGTCTAACTCAACAACAGTTCGCAGAGAATCATATGAATCGTAATTATTAACAAATGATTGTATACAAAAATCTAAAAAATCAACACATCTTATTGGATATGTTGGACGTAGTTGAACTATAATATCTGGTTCTTTCATATTATTATCTTTAACCCATTTCATATAATGTTGGACAAATTCTATATCAAGAGATTTATCTTGTGATATTTCAGCAGGTCTTATAAATGGAACATTAGCACCATGTGCTAATGATACATTTGATATTATAGAAGAATCTGTTGTTACAACTGTTTTATTTATAAATACAGACTTCAACGATGTTTCGATTGAATAAGCAATAAGGGGTTTATTATTCAACAATTTAATATTTTTATCTGGAATTCCTTTAGAACCACCTCTTGCTGGAATAAGGCATACTATATACATATGTTATAATTAAATATATTATAAACTGTGATTATACGTATTGTATTACGTTCTAATATATTAGTTAGAATAATTTTATAATATATATCGAAATGGGCAAATTACAATGTCCAATTTGTAAAAAAAAAATTGGATATCAAGTATTAAAGAAACACTACTCTTTATGTAGACAACGTTTTATAAAGAAATATCTAGACGAAAAGAAAATACATGATGATAAACAAGAAAAATATCGAAAATTACAAGACCTCGCGAATTCAACTAAAAATGACAATCCAATTCAATACACAATACAACGCAATAAACATAACATAAAACCGGATTTACAACAAAAAGGAGAACAACAGCATCAAAAAGAACAACAGCATCAAAAAGAACAACAGCATCAAAAAGAGCAACGGAGGCAAAAAGAGCAACGGAGGCAAAAAGAGCAAGATACTGATAACAAACCGATGACGCATAATGATAAAGCACAAAGTATTATAAATTATACTCGTAATAAAATTATGAAACACAGTCTCAATTTATATTACTTGTATACTAATACTGGTATTAACGCCAGATACGAGGAAGCATTCAATTTATATTTATATAATAAAAACGTTGTGTTAGTCGGTCCGGCATCTACATTACATAATTCTAAAAACGGACATATAATAAATTCATTCGATGTCGTTGTTCGTTTAAATAAATCATTACCACTACCAAAAAGTAGATATGGAGATATAGGAAATAGAACTGATGTATTATATAACTCGCTTAATACAAGTGACTTTCCAGGAGAAAATAATATAAGTGAAAAGTTTTTTATTAGAAATAAAATACAATTTTTATGTATGCCATATCCTAATAAAAAACCATTTAGAAATGATATACAAACATATTTAAATGGTTGCAAAGGCATTGTTCCATTTAAAATTATGAGTGAAAATACATTCAATAATATACAAAATATACTTGGAACTCGTCCTAATACTGGGTTAGCAGCGATTATTGATTTATTAAAAACAGATCTTCAACATTTATATATAACTGGTATTAACTTTTATAAAACACTATATTATAAAGAGTATCGAACAGTTAGTGAGCAAGATATGTCCATTATATTTAATCACCATCATAATCAAAGTCCCCAAATTAATTTATTACGATATTTATCTTTGATAGATGATAGAATTATATTAGACGGAGATCTTAATATTATTTTATATAAACAATATAGAAAGTTTTTCAAACTTAAAGGGGACCTAGACAAAATATCAGGTGAATCATTTATAACAAATGAAAACAATATATTCACTAACAATAATAACCCATATATGAAAGTTATATATATTGGTTCAGGTAAAGATATTGTCGATGTATCAGGGTATAATCTTGTTGTATGTTTTAATATTAAAAATATTAAAAATATAAAGAATTACTCAAATAAACCAATCGTGTGTTTCGAATATGACAATAACAATAAAAATAGAAATATTGTAGGAATTGTAGATATTAATAATAATCCTATTTTATCAAGTTCAATATCGCGATATACAATAAGTAAGAAGTATTATAAACAAATACACAAACTATTAACTATACTTGATTTTGATACGGGAATAGCATTGGATATGTTTATAGTATTGGCATTACATCGATATTATGAAAACTTAAATGCTGTTAATTTGAACATAATCCCCAAATCAAACAATTACCTGTTATATAAATACATGAAACAAAAGAATATTATAAAGAGTTAGACATGTAAATACTATTCGTTCTAAATACCATTTATTTTTATTATAATTAATTAAAATGAGTACCGGGAATAGTATTAGAAATATATCTGACACTGATACATTTAAAGAATTTCTTAATAATAATGTGACAACGAATCAATTATATGTTATTGATTTTCATGCCACGTGGTGTAAACCATGTAAACGGGTAAGTCCATTATATGATAAACTATGCTCAGAATGTGATAATGTAATCTATTTTAAGTGTGATGTAGATGAAGCAGAAGATCTCGCCGAAGTATTTGAAGTTAAATCAGTCCCCACATTTATTTTCGCATATAATAGAAATATTCTTGATAAGATGGAAGGTGCTAATATTGACAAAATTAAATCAAAGATTAACGAACTTGTTAATACACAAGACCGTAAATACACATTATTAAGGGATTCAAATACTAATGAAGAAGCATCAGATGATGAAGGCGATGACCAAGAAGACGATACCCAAGAAGACGATGACCAAGAAGACGATGAACAAGAAGACGATGACCAAGAAGACGATGACCAAGAATACGATGACCAAGAAGACGAGGACCAAGAAGACGATGCCCAAGAAGACGATGACCAAGAAGACGATGACCAAGAAGACGATGCCCAAGAAGACGATGACCAAGAAGACGATGCCCAAGAAGACGATGTCCAAGAAGACGATGCCCAAGAAGACGATGACCAAGATGATGATAATCTCATGTTAGATGATTTATCTAAGAGCGAATTAATAATGTTAATTAAAGAGATCGGGGAGGAAAACATAGTGTTACGTAAAAATAATAAACGACTACATCAAAAATCAGGTCGATAGGATAAATAACCACCTTTATGCAATATAGACATAGACCAGTAATCACAATTTCTTAGTCATTCTGTATTTTCTGTCCATGTCGAATTTATTTATTTTCTGTATTATAATACAATTATACGCAAACTGAATACTAAATACATAGTTCAATATATATTCCTTTATCATTTCATTCTGCTTTAATACTTCCGCCTTAGAAGAATCCTTTAAGAACTCTCTATTTACATAATGAACAATATTTATGAAAATATTCACAATATTATTTTTACTATGTAACCCCTCTTTTATTTGATAATTGGGATAATGCTATATCTAATATAGTATATCTTTTTATTGACATATTATTCATATATCAATATCATTTCATTATTTCTAATGCATTATTATTGGAATTATTGTTTTGAATTTTCCGCGGAAATCTATATGGTCTGTTATAAATATTATGTCCTTTATTATTTATATATTTACCTTTTGATTTTTTCATTATAATAATACAATTTTGTCCAAAGAATACAGATTCAATACTATCAAGAACTGTTTTTGTTAAAAATTTAGAATATTTATGACAAGATTTTTGTTTAGGTGGAATAAATTCTATATTAATCCTATCAACGACCTCTTTAAATATATCAACGACTGATATATTATAATACATATAACCAACCTTTCTACCATATAGTTTTCCCTTTCTCCAATATGATGTCTCTATATCTTCTATAATATATACACCTCCCTCTTTTAATAGTCTTGTGAATAAATAATTAAATGTTATAATTTGATCCCCGGGAACATGTGAACCGTCGTCTAATATTATATCAAGTTTATCATTAATATCACCTACAACAGATTTCAAAAATTTTCGGTCTGCTTGATGACCTGTATATAATTTTGTATTTTTTACTTTTGTTTTCTTTTCATCAATATCAATACCATATATAAATGATTTAGGTAAATATTCACGCCATATATCTATAGAAAATGTATTTTCTAATCCTATCTCTAATAACTTACATTCTACATCTCTATAATGTCTAAGAAAAATAGGATAAAATCGATGATATGCATGATGATGGATCTTATTTGATTTACTTGATTTCCCTATTTTACCATATTCATTAATCACATTATTCATATATATTATATAATAGATTTTAGTATTACAATTAAAATAATAAACTTCACATTTGAGAATTCTAATTAATATAATAAATTATATTATATCAATCGGGTAATGATTACTTGAAAAATGGAAGTCAGGTTTTAAATATATAAAAACATTATAATATATTACAATATAAACTTACAATATAAACTTACAATATAAACTTACAATATAATGACACAAAATCCAAATAAACGATTTATTAATATTACAAAAGCAGTATATAGTAATTATTATGAAGATTTGGGTATAGTTGAAATTATGGATGATAGTACACTTGAAATTATAAAAATAAGTATTATTCCACACGAAGGAATTCATCAAGAGAATAAATATATAATAACTTGTAAGTTTCAAGAAATTTGTAATTGGCCATTAGTATATATAGATTCGGATATATATGATAAAATCAAAACGAATCAATATTTACAAAATAAAGGACGGAATGGAATACATAAGGGGATATGTATTAAAAATATGGGATATGGTTATAATTTCAATAAAAATTTCAAAGAAATATGTGGTGATGAGTGGAAAAATTATATTTATAATTTAATTATTGTCTTTAATAATATACAAGATTTTGAAAAAGGTAATGGATTAAAATCAAACTATAAGAATATATTAAAGATTTAAGTTCATATAAGACGTGTAATAAATTTTATTTACACCATATCTATAATAACTTACATTCTATGTCTCTATAATGTCTAAGAAAATAGGATAAAATCATTGATCTACATGATAGTGGATTTTATTTGATTTACTTTATTTCCCTATTCATTAATCACGTTATTCATTAATCACGTTATTCATTAATCACGTTATTAGTTTTATATATGATATTAAACTGATTCAAATAATATACAACAAATTAATTGTTGTATATTAATTATATTATTTATATTAGTTAAATATATAATGAGTGATTATAAATGTAATACATTTTGTTCATTTATAGATAAATTTAAAGAATGTATATTTAATGAAGATATCAGTTATTTATATCCATCAAACTGGAATTTCCCATGCTGTCATATATCATCCAATAAAATAACAGAACTAGAAGAAATTAAGAAAGAAATAGAAGCAATTAAGAAATTCAACGGGTTTAATATTAATCCATTGTGTAAAACGAGACCAGATGATACGGGAACAGATGATATTATAGAAAATACAGGAGAAGATAATGTTATCGACGATAATATTAGAAATTCAATTATAAATTTAAAAACCGATTTACAGAGATTTAACGTTAAACTAAATGAAATCGAATTAAACATAGTAGGTGGAAGAGGAACAGATGCGTTCTGTATTGTAGAAATCGAGTGATTATATTTAATATGTCAAATATAATTAATAATAGTTAAAAATGTAACATAAAATAAATATATCTACTGTTGATTACACTCCATCTTTTGTCCATTTGGGTGTTGATTATCATCTTCGTCTGAATTATATGCTTTATCTTGGTCACATGTTGGTGTTAAGTTATACAGAGTATTATCGTCTTCATCAACAACTCTATTCTTTTGTTTTAGAATTCTAGATAATGTTTGGAATGTTTCGTCTGAATATTCAATTGCCCGTGGATATTCAATCTTAAAATTAATATACAAATTTCCACTTACACCAATCATATCCTTAACAGGCATTCCCAACCCATCCACCTTATAATTCTGGCCTGGTTCAATTATCTCATCAATCTTGATATGACGTTCGCTACCGTCGATATAATCAATTGACAGTGATGTACCAACAAGAGATTCATATAAATTAATTTCGACATTATCCATATAAAGGTCGTCTCCATTACGCCGGAATTGCTCGTTATCTGTTACTTTAACGACCAAGATCATGTCACCTCGCACATGTGATTCGTTGTCATGTCCTTTATTAGCAAATGTCAATTTTTCATCTGTTTTAATTCCAGGGGGGACATCAATTGTTACAATATCATTCTCAATAATAAATTTATTCATATTACATGTTTGACATTTATCTTCTTGTCTAAATGTTGTTCCTTTGCCGTGGCATATATCACATTCACGTTGAATCTGTTGTACCATCGGACCCATTTGCATCATCGATACCTTTACGCCCTGTCCATTACATGATGAACATTGTTTCATCCTTGCCCCTTTACGGATACCTCGTCCATCGCAAATAACACAACATTTTTTGTATTGATATTCTTTATTGATTTGTTTTCCAGTGAAAACATCCGCTAAATCAATTTCAACCACTGCAATAATATCAGTTTCATTTTCATTTTCTCGTTGACGTTGATGTCTACCGCCTCCTCCGCCAAACATTTGACTAAAAATATCGTGCGGATGTCCACCACCACCACTTTCATTCATTTGTTTCAACATATCATACCCGACTTTATCATAAATCTCCCGCTTCTTTGGATTATTCAGAATCTCATATGCCTCTGATACTTCTTTAAATTTATTTTCTGCTTCTTCGATGTTGGACTGATTTCTATCTGGGTGATGCTTTAATGCCGCCTTTTTATACGCCTTCTTTAATTCTTGTCCAGATGCTCCTTTATTAATACCAAGAATACCATATAAATCTTTACTCATAATATTTATATACTATATTATAAGTCTTAAATAAGTTTACGAAACTATTTGTTGTTATTATTGTTATTGTTGTTATTGTTATTGTTATTGTTATTGTTATTATTGTTATTATTACCACGAATATTATTACCACGAATATTATTATCACGAATATTATTACCACGAATATTATTACCACGAATATTATTACCACGAATATTATTACCACGAATATTATTATCACGAATATTATTACCACTATAGTTAGACTGATTCATTGGAGTAGATAGTCTGTAACGAACCATTTTATTTATCTGTGCAGCAGCAGTATTCGCATTAACACGATTTGGTATTCTAGAAATATCTAATTTAACTGCCGAATTACTTGAACTATTAGACGACGAATTATTATTATTTGACACGTGATTAGAAACTTTATTGGAACTAGAATTGTTTGAACTAGAATTGTTTGTACTAGAATTGTTTGAACTAGAATTATAATTATTCAATTTATTTTTAATGGACACCATATTAGCAGTATTCATATTTCTACTCGATGATTGAATCACATGATTTAATTCGGATACTAGATCGGGGTTATTTTTAATATTATGGAGTAATATATTAAGTTCACTTTCTTTATTAACAATATTTGATTTAGACAATTTATCTGCAAAAAGTCTAAATAATTGAACAATAGTTTGTATATTTTCTTTCTCGTTAGATAATAATGTTTTATACTCTATAATTTTATCATTTAACTCCGTTCTGTCTCCGTCTAATTTTGTTATGTTTTGTTGCTGTGAATTTATTTGTTTATTTCTATTTTCTAGTGCTAATTTATGAGAATTCAACGATTTAACGTGTTCTTGTAATGTATTATTTTTCTGTTTATTATTCGTTTTTTGCTGTGACAATTGATTCTTTATTTGTTTTAAATCATTTCTGATATTATCTAATTCCCTGTGTGTATATTGTTTTTCTTTATTTAATTCTGACTGTATCTCATCAAATTGTTGAGAATATTTATTACTGAAATGTTGTTTTAAATCATTCCGAATTTTATTAACTTGTGTTGAATTATTATTTTTCATTTTCTTCAAAAAATCTTTATGTGTTATGTTAACAATTTGTTTATTATTGTTGTTATTACCACTGTTGTTATTACCACTGTTGTTATTACCACTGTTGTTGAGGGGGGAGGGGAACATGCGTTTGTTGTTATTACCACTGTTGTTATTACCACTGTTGTTATTACCACTGTTGTTATTATTTTTAACAACTTCTATTATCGCATTTGGCGAATTACTAACATTATAACCTATTTCCCCTAACCAAAAAAATCTACTATTTGGAGTAATCATATAATATATATAAACATATTAAGTATTACATATAATGAAAAATAGAACAATTATTTTAACAATTATCATAATAATACTTCTTAACTATATCTATACGATTGTTTATATAAAATACAGAAAATTGACAACTAAACGCCCTGTATATATTAACTCCCGTAAAAAACGTGGATTGATAATGAATTCACATGACTTAAACGATTATGAATTACCTAATAATTGTACTAAAAAAATATTTACAAAACAAGAACTACATATTCTTATCGATTTTATTAATACACATTTTGAAGGAGAAGAATCAAAGATAACAGAATCATATATAAAATGGCATCTAGATAATATGCTTGAAAATAAATTAATGTTTGGGTTAGAATATAATAATAAACTATGTGGGGTGATAACAGGTAATGTTATAGATATTAACATAGACAATCAGATATATAAAAGTATATATGTAGACTTCTTATGTGTTGTTAAAATACACCGGTCTAAAAAATACGCAAGTATACTTCTTTCTTTTATATTAAATACATGTAAACAAAATAACTGCAAAGTGTTTTTATTTAAAAAAGATATAACACAATATTATTTCGATCATATGTATTCGAACAATTACTATTTATTGAATACATCAAAACATTATATAAAATCAAATAATATAATTAATTATTCTACAATTGAAATAAAAGAATTAAAAAATAATAAACAATTAATTCAAGAGTTATATACTTTATATAAAACATATTCAAGTAAATATAGAATTCATGAATACTTTGATATAAAACGGTTCGCATCGAAATTATTAGACGAAACAGTTATAACATTAGTATTATTTATAAATAAAAAGATATGTGGATATATAGTTCTATCAAAACGATATTATGTGTATTTTAAAAACGATGTACATGATATATATCAGTTCATTATATCAACAGATGATTCTAATAATCAAAAACGTCTCGAGTTAATAAACAATATATTATTAAATTATATGAAATCAAATAATATTAAATATGTAATATCGTCCCTAAATCCAAGCACTGACCACATCATTAAATATTTTAAAATGAATAAATGTTCACGTTCATATTACTATCTGTATAATTATAATATACCCGGTATAAAAGCAAAGGACGTATTGGTGTCATACTAACGTGGTGTCATACTAACGTGGTGTCATACTAACGTGGTGTCATACTAACGTGTATTAGAATAAAATTGGTTCATCCAGAACACCCTTTGACTCAACACTTTTCATAGCAAAACTAACAAGAGCGGTTTGTTGTGTTGATGGTTTAGAATGTATATGAGATAGTCGTAATACAGCTGGTTTTAATATAAATGATGTTTGTTTAAAGACTTGTAGATAATTTTCTAGTTCTTGACCCATATATTGATAATTTATTAATATAATTTGATATCCCATATTCATACAGTCTAATACAACTGGATTATACGTATTGGCACGTGGTATAAAAAGAGGGTGACCAGGATTAAAAATAGTAATACAGTCACGTGGTATAATAATTCCACACCCTTTCTTATTTGTATCAACCATCTCTTGTTTATTCATATCACGATCTCTTATACCACCCTTCAACATATCTCGAGTATAATCAAATGGATGTGTCGTATTATCAGTTAAAGTATCGTTTATTGTACCACCGGTATATATACATGATTCTGGTATCCATATGTTGACTGTTCCATATATATATGGAACAATAATTGCCTTATTATTATCTATCATTATTGTATAATCATGAATTGTTATATTAGGTGGTATATACTGAGTTTGACTGTTTGATACAAGTAATAAACGATTATTACAATCCTCTATTTTAATATCACCTAAACTTGTATTATCTCCTCTATCTCCTCCATATCCAGCTGGTGTAGAACCACGGAGTCCATATTGTGGTTTGAAATATTTTAGTAATGTATTATGAATAGAAACATATGTTGATTGGTGTTGAAAACCACTTGTAATAAAAGGTGTTTGTTTATCTTTTTCCACTGTATCTCCATTATGAGACCACATATTAAGATGTAATATTAACGGATACGTCTTATTCTGACTAAATGGTTTTGTCCCAGCAAGGTCTCTCATCATATCGGCGAATGATATACTTTTTAACTGGTCTGTCTTTTTATAATGATACATTGTCCGCACCATTGGAGTATAAATAGATGATGATACTCCGTCTGTATCAACCGATGATACTAAATCTTCAAATATATCAAATGTCAAATATCTTGCCCCAGCATTTATAATATATGAGAATGCAGCCGTTGTTGGAGCGGATTTATCGTCACCAATTATATAAGGTCTATGACAAGAATTAATATAGAAATCCTTAATATAATAATTCGAATCCATATTACCAAGATTTTTATCAATCGTTTGTGGTGCTTCAGGTATATCTTCAAAAACATTATCTTTGTACACGTTACTTCCAAAAATGTTTAATAATATCTCTGGTAATTGATTATCTACAAATAAATTTGTTTGATTCTGTATATAATTTGCGTATAAATACCATAATATTGCGGTTACAACAGTTGTTGTTAACATACGACTGGTTACTGCATGTACAAGTAGTTTAAATACTTTTACAAGTAGTTTAACTGCTACATATACAATGTTCTTGAGTGAAGTTTTTATATAATACCAATATTTATTCAACTTACCATCTGATGGTGTACTTGATAATTTATCGGCAAGACCAAACATATGTTTATCAATATTATAAAACAACCACCCAACATTTGACCCATAATATTTAATATACTCCTTTTTAAAGTTATGACCCTCATTTTTATAACAATTTGATGTATTAGTAGTACTGAAGTATTCATATTTCGGTTTTGTATTCTTATTCGTAACTATAAGATATATCTCAAATAAATATATAGCACCTAGAACACAAAGTGCTATTACATAATTTAGATGAATAAATCCAACGGTTGCCCCAGCTGTTGTACGGAGTGATACAAGAGACATATTAATATATAATATTCTTATAAATTATTTTATCTGTTTCATCTTCTTTAAAATATTTAATTACATCCTTCGGTATATCCTTTGAAATAGGAGTAGATTTTGCGGATTGTTTTATAAAAAGTAAATCATTTAAATAAGATAGTTTATTTGTTGTTTGTAGTTCTTCTTTATTCTCTATCTCAATTTTCTTTTCTTTATTCTTTTTCTCATTTATTTCTTTCCTGTGTTTTTCATTATACATATCTTGTTTTATTTTCTGGACATAATTTTCTTTTTCTATAAAATTATGCTTATTATAATGTTCTTTTGTTATATTATAATCAATTGCCTGATACATTTTATTTATATTCATTGTTGCTTGTAATGATAAATAATCATTTATCATTGAACATCTATTGAAATTAACTGGTTTTATTATAATAAATAGTGTTTGATATATAATAAAATGGCGTTTACTTATACAACTAGTCTTATAATCGATTTTATAGAATGAATATAAATATTTTACATTATCAATCAGTTGTTTGTTCTCTTTCCTACCTGCCTCGTTTATTATTATTTTCCAAAATAACCATATCCAATCCATCTTAAATTTATCATCTATTCCATTTATATTTCTACTATTTAATGTAAGTTGTATGTTTGCCTTTTTTTTTATCATATATAATTTACAAATCCAGAGATACCAGAAAACAGCCCTTGTAAAATGCTGACATACTCTTATATTATACGCGATTTCATTTATTGCTATTTTAAATTCTTTTATATCATTTTCATTTACAAAATCTATAATTAAATCTAGGTTTTGACATTTCATATTTTTTATAAAACCTTCTCGTTGAAAATCAACATCTTTAACAGTTGGTATTATTTTTTTATTGAATAAATCATTCTTGGTAGAAAGAGATACTTGCGTGACTAAGAATACGAACATATTGCGAATCTCTTGGACATTCCTAGTATGAATTATATTCTTTTTATCAACATCTCTAATTAATCTTTTATAGTATATATACTTAGAATGTATCTGTTTTAATATACGTAAATTATTTACATTAATATATTTTGTATAAACAATTATGAGTTCACACCATATATCAATATTCATATTTGAGCAGTTTAGTTCTATAAACCACCTACATGCATCTTCTATCTTTTGATTAACAATTGAATCGTGTAATCCGTTAATAACATCCTTCTTCTTATAATTTGATATTGTTTTACCACTATAATCACTCGGTTTCCGTGTATCCGTTATAAGATAATCTTCTGGGACATCATATTCCATTATATAATCGAATATATAAATAAGATAATTTATATTTGGTAACAACAAGTATTGTCTATTTAATTAATACTGAATTATATAATTAAATCTATATTAAATATATGAAGAAGATATGTTCACCTATTGCTGAACGAGAATGTAAGAAAAATAAAAAATGTAAAACGTGTTTTAATAAATCATCGTTATTAAAAATAGCACATGCTTATAATAAGAGTCTCTCGAAGGATAAACGTATTAAAACAAATAATAGAACATTGGAACAGTTATGGACTGATTTAAGAAATGTTTTTTCTAATAAATGTAAGGATGATAAATGTTGGCTTAAACAAAAACTTAAGATGCCCAGTACAGTATTGAATGAAATTGACAATCAAACATTCAGACCTGAAATGTCAGACGATATGAAAAAGAATAAACACGAATGGTTAAGTAATTTCGACATTGGCAAGGTTCTATATCAATATGCTGATTATTACTCGGATTTTATTTTCTTTGGACCTGTACCGGTTGATTGCCCTAATGGTATAATGTGTGAATTATCAAACATGAATCCTGTTAAAATTAAAAAAGACAAGATAACAAAAATAGGTATTGTTTTTAATTTAGATAAACATAATCAACCGGGTTCTCACTGGGTATCAATGTTTATTGATATGACACATCCTATGCATTATATAGATTACTTCGATTCGGCGGGCGATGAACCACCCCATTTAATACAAAAATTTATGAATAATATTAAAAAGAAATTTGATAAAAATAAAGATGAATCTGCATTAATTTATAATGATAGACGACATCAATTTGGTAAATCAGAATGTGGTATGTATTCTATATATTATATACTAAGTCGAGTGGAAGGTAAAACACCATTCCAATTATCAAAACAACATATCAAAGACAACAAAATGAATAAATTACGGAATTATTATTTTAGACGGTGAATACCATTAATGTTTGAATTCATCCCGGCACTTGGCAACTGCGTTCTTTCTGTTAAATCTACCATTACATCCATTTGTTTCTATTTTTTCTCGTGTTTTATAATCACGTTTATAACCACCGCATACAAACCCACCTGAATCTGCACTGTATGTACCACACTTTTGTAATTCAGCACACTGTATACACTTCTTATAATTTTTATTACTTTGAACAGGTTCTACATTAGGTGCTGGTTTATTACGACACCGAACGTTACTTGGAATACATTTGCCATTTCCACCTGATATACACCATTTACAACTACCATCTGTCATAGCACACGTATTACATCGTTTTTCACCATTACAAGAACATCTATTTTTAGTTGTCCCTCCTTTAACGTGGTCGTTATAACAATTCAAACATCTCATCCCGGTTGGAGTTCTAGGATGGTGGTTACGTCCATCTGGGCGATAAGGTTTTCTTTTATTTGGACGATTGTCTTGTCGATTGTAATCATCGAGGTTGGAATCCTGCTGATTGTAATCCTGCTGGTTGGAATCTATCTGGTTGGAATCCTGCTGGTTGGAATCCTGCCGATTGTAATCATCGGGATTGGAATCATCGGGATTGGAATCATTGTGATTGTAATCTGTTGAGTCGTGACCAGGTGGTCCATCATCTTGGTATGAATCATCGTTATCTTTGTTATTATTACGCAAGTATCTTGCCTGTTGTTTTAATTCTTTTTTTAAAACATTTAATTCTTTACGACTTGGTTTATTTCTAGGTTTATAGAAATCATTTGGTCGATGTAAATCATCATAATCGATTGTATCATTTTCTCCATTATGTGAATGTTCTGCGTGAGATTGTGTATAATCATGTGCTACTGGGACTGATTCATCTTTGCTGATATTAGTCTGTCCATCGCGATGATAACGGCGTTGTGGAGTAGCAGTTGGCGGACTGTTATTATTATTTTCATCAACTGCGTCCATAAATGGACGATTTGTTAATTCAGTTTGTTTATTCAATTCACGCATTTCGTCTCCGGCTGATAAATATTGGTTTGTTTCATCGGTTCCTTTTTTCTTAGATGCCAATACGTAAATTAACCAACATACAAAAGCAAATATAGTAACTACTAAAAAGTATACAATACCCTGTAATATATCAGAAATCTCCATTATACTATAATTATATATTTTTTATTCGAGTTATATTATAATTGTCAACTTATATTATATCGAATTATATTATTATCTAATTATATATTATATGGAAATTCAACATATGAAAAATACAGGATTAAATCAACAAAACGTACTACATACTGGTAACAACTCAAACCATACTAACCAACTGTTTAATACACTAAACACATCAGGCCTAAATAATATAGTACCATCCAATGGTACTGTCCCAAAAAACAATGGTAAACCCAATGGTACTGTCAACAGGAACAATGGTACTGTCCCAAAAAACAATGGTAAACCCAATGGTACTGTCCCAAAAAACAATGGTAAACCCAATGG